AGTCCAATTGCTTCTGCTTTAATCTTTTCTTTTAGAGATGCTGTAAGTAACTTCTTAACACTCTCTATTTCGATTTCATTCCTGCCACAATATTCCACTAGAACATCGATATAGTTCCCAGCAGATACAGCTTTTCTTTCTATGTGTTGAGAGAACTCAGCGGATGTATGAAATTCTTTCGTAACCATGAATACATCGCTAACCTTCTCTTCTTTTTCTGTGTCATTGTCCACTATCAATTTTGGCATATTTTCGTTCCACATTCCTCAAATCCTTGTTTACATTTCTTAAAATCCGTTCTTCCTCAAAATCACTTTTCCATTTCTTAACATAACTAATAACATCATATTGTGGTTCAATATATGGATTCTCACATTCGGTCACTTCTGCTTCACCCTTCTTGTCAAATTCATAAACGACAGGGTGGTCAAATGCCTTTGCTACTTCCGATATACTAACTGGATTCCCAGAACCAAAATGTACATTTTTTGGTTTACTTTTTGTTGTTAACAACTTCAGTATACCATCTATTACATCATGGATATGAGTGAAGTCCCTTTCCTTTTTACCACTACCAAATATCCTTAGAGGTTCATTCTCCTCTATGCATTTCTTAAATGCTCGGACTACCGTACTATGTTCCCCATAGTCTGCTTCTCTTGGCCCATACACATTATAGAAATATAACATGTGGTATTCCAAGTTGTATTGTTTGCGGTAAAGTTCTAGTAACTCCTCATTTATACACTTTGAAAATGTATAAGGATTATCGTGATGGTGAAGAAACTGAGTGCTTGAAGAAGCAGCGAAAAACAAGGGTATTCGTTCTCTTCGTGCGTACTCAGCAACGACCATTGTTGAATTGAAGTTATTCGTAATAGTCCCAAATGGGTCATTCTGAGATAACCTAATTCTAGGCGTGGCGGCTAGGTGAAATATTGCGTCATACTTTCCAACTGGAATTGCTGATGCAACATCTTTATGTAGATACTTCACATTCGGACTATTTTCGACTTTGAATTTACCTTTCCTCATATCGTCAATAACAAGAACATTCTGCCCATGTAAGAGCAATGCTTCTGTCAAATGGGAACCAATAAATCCGCACCCACCTGTGACGATAAAATTATGGACTTTCTCAGTCATTATATACCGTATAAAAAATGTGACTATCTATCTTTGTTGTCATAGCCATATGTTGTGCCCATGCTGGTTCCACATAATCCGCGTGATAAAACAAACTACCATTTGTATTATCTTCGTATCTACTAACCATTACATCAATTGCCAATTCTATGATTTCTTCATATGAAGTAAAATCTCGTACCATGTCTGATTTACCGTCACAGTACCAACTAAATTGACAACCATGTCTGATTGGAACCAACTCATTTTCATCTCTCCAAGACGGTCTGTGTTTGCCTTGATAAACAACACCACAGATTGTGTCTGGATATGCATCATGTTTAACACGATTAAGGGTAACGAAAGCAACTGCAATTTTACCTTCAGAGCTTTCGCCCCTAGCTTCGTGATAAATGTTAATTGCGAGACAAGCAATTTCTTTTTGGTCTATAACCTTAACTGGGTCATAGACATGAATTTCCTTGTCATAATAGTTATCAGCACTAGCGGGCCACAATACAAGTGACACCGCTGCCAAGGCTGTTAAAAACCAACTGTACATAATGTACTAGATTAGAATGGTATCTTGTCAAATAGTGTGTCAAGAAAATCCAACCAACCTTTGCGGTCTTTAATCCATGCTCCAATTACTATCCCAATAACGAGTCCTGTAATTAACCACATATCTTCTCCTCCTTCTCTTTGAGAATTTGTTAGGACAGTATTCTGGTGCTAGGAACTGTCCGAAACCCCGAGCGATTTTACGCCGCTAAAGCGTAATCCTCATAAGCAGTATTATCTTCTGCATTTATGGTTTTGTTGCACTTACGGCAGCTTCCTCTCCGAACTCTCCACTCACCTATTAAGTTCCAGTCGATCCTGTTCGCCCCCTTAGTCGGGTCTATAAGAATTGATTGGTGGAGGCGGGGGGAATCGCACCCCCGTCCTGTAAACCTTTCGACTTGTTTCATCGAGTTAATTTATTTATAATACTACAAGATAGGCCAAAAGTCAAGCGTTATTTTCGTACAAATCTCGACATTCTAGCAAATAATCTGTGTAATTATCACGATGTTCTATGAATAATTGTGGTTCTTCATTCGCTACACCAATGATAATTACTGAATTTGTAATGGGTATTCCTGTTCTTTCCTCAAACATGATGGCATAACCAGCACATTGAGCAAAATAGTTCTTTATATATGACTTGGTTTTTGGTTTAGCAGAGGTCTTAAAGTCAATAATAGACAATTTTCCCTCAAACTCAGCGATACAATCCGCCTGTCCAGCGAGTCTTAGGTGGTCGCTGTACAAAAATTGTTCAATCGCGTGTATATTATCTATCTTATCAAGGTAGAGGCGCATGTTATCGAACATATCTTCCTCTACAAAGGACAACATTTCAGTATCAAGTTCCTTATTATTAAGATAATCCTCACAAACACCGTGAATTTTGGTTCCCCGAACAGATGATTGACGCGATATTTTGTTCGCTGTCTGTTCTCCTACCTTCTTTCTCCATGCTTTTATGGCGGGTTTTATCTTATATCCAAGAACGGTGGTGATAGAAGGGTATCTATCACCATTTTCCGTTACATATGTCCTCTTTCCTTCAAAATTCTCCCTCATTAACTGGGGAAAATCATGTTTTTTGTCAATATGTGTAAACATTATGTAAAAATCCTATAATTATGTGACCATTATACTAGCCTTTGAAGCAAATGTCAAGTACCATATTCCTCTTCATATGACATTCTCGCCATTAAGTACTCTTTTACTAGGTCTGACCTAACAATATCGTCTGTATCGAACTCTAAAGTCCTAAATGAAGGCATATTTTCAGCAATTACCATGAATTTCTGCAATCCACTTAAATCACCTCTCTTATATAGGTCTGTTTGTCTAAAGTCTCCGCAAAACAGTATTTTACTACTATGTCCCACGCGAGTTATGATTGAATTTATCTCCATATCATTCATATTTTGGCATTCATCTACTATAATAATTGAATTGTCTAGTGTAATACCCCTAACAAAAGATGTAATCATCCACTCTACATATTTTTGTTCCATTAATCTTTGAAATGATTGTTGTTTTTTGGGGAATAAATCTGAACACATGTCAATATATGGTTGCATGTAAACAGCGGTCTTTTCGGTTTCATCGCCCGGCAAATGTCCTATCTCTCTTGATGGCACAGCAGACCTAATGATAACAACTTTTTTATATGGGTTTCCTCTTTGTAAAACCTCCTCTAATGCTTTGTACAGAGCGATGTATGTTTTTCCTGTACCAGCACACCCATGCAGTAACATTGCTTTAGCATCTTTGTTATATTCTGAGAAAAAGTGTCCTTGGGTTTCTGTGATTGCATCGACTGTAATTAAATCCTCTATACGCATTTTTAAAGTTGATTTTTCCTTCACTTTTCTCACATCGGAATTTAAATTTTCGATTACTTGAAGGTTGGTTTTGCGTCTTGGCATTTGGTATCTCTCCAGATGGTTGATTGATAAATTTGAGTTCCATCATAAAGATTTCTATTACATAGTCTCTCCTCTTAGTGCTGATAATGGCAGAACTTCAGCAGACTGAATAATTCTGCGTATTTGTTTTTTACATGGATCTGATATTATTTGATTGTCTAGGCAGTCAGACATTTTATCGATGACAAATTCTGGTTCTAGGGTGCGTAGGTCTTGCCTGACCCATTTTTTTGGGTCATCAAGATCATCGGATATGTTAAGACATAAAAGAACGATATAAATGTCCTCTTCTGTATATAAATTTATTCTGTATCCAGTAGGTTCCCATCTGTGTTTTTTAGGGAACTTCAGTATATTACTCATGTTAATAACTTCTTACCAACCTTGATACCATATTTTTCGTGACTCTCAATACAAGGATGGCCCCTTGGTAGTCTCTTAATGATGTTGCCCCCTAAAGGGTCAACCTTTGTTCCTATTATTATATACTTATCTATTTCTGATTCTAGGAAATCTATGTGAGAACTAAATTCTTGAGATTTTATATCAAAGTCAAACTGTTTTTCGTAAAATTCTGACTCAAAACGGTCTAACATGGGTATTAAGTAAAATTTTATGTCATTTATTTTGCATAAATTGATAATACTGTATATTTCATGAAGAAAATAATAAAATAAAGTGAAAGTTCCTTTCAAGTCCATATACTTCCTAGCAAAGTCATTATCACCCCTTCGTTCATAGTCAGTAGCAACAACCATACTCCTAACTCCACCTTCTCTCGTCTTCCACATTTCCTGTCCACTTGTATTTTCACTAAATACCATTTCTCTAGCAAATCCAGTAAGTCCTACAACCACCGCTTCAGAAGATGATATATTTCCTTCTATGACATCATTAAAAAGTCTGCCTTTTATTTCGGTCATAGATGCACCATGTGTCGCGTGGTTAAAACATCTAACCTTTAATGTATTACACATGTATTGAGGCCATGCTAATTGACTTTCGAGTTTTATCTTCTTTTTAAATAAAAGTTCTCTGGATAATTTTCTTTTATAATACTGTTCAATAGGTTCATTTTTCTGTCTAGCCATCTGTTCTACTGGTATAGACATAGGACTACCCATTTCTTCATCTAATAATTCTTGTCCAGCAACAAAAGAACATCCATAGAAATGTAGTCCATCAACTTTTATGGTTTCATCATTATGATACTTTATCTCACGCACACTTTAACTCCATACTTCTTTTCAAACCTAGCTGCATCTTTTTCATCATTGACGATTGGTTCGCCCTTGATGTTCAAACTAGTATTTAGAAGGATAGGATGTCCACTATGTGTTTTCCATCTCCTTAATAACTGAGATAATCCGCTGTGTTGTTCGTCATTAACAGTCTGGACTCTACTGGTTCCATCTTTGTGTACTATGGCGGGAAACAGTTCTGGTTCTTTACATTTAACGACATGTTGCATGTACGGTGATTGGAATCCTTCTGGTACATCAAAATACTTGTGTACCTCTGATTCTAATATAACTGGTGCAAAGGGTCTAAACTCCTGTCTCTTTTTAATCTTATTAACAACATCTTTCATCTCTGAACCTTTTGGGTCTGCGAGTAGACTTCTGTTACCTAATGCTCTTGGCCCAAACTCTGCCCTACCATTTGCGACACCAACTATTTTCAATGCGACAAGATTTGCCAGTAGGTCATTGGTTGGGTATGTACCCTCTATGTTATATCCAAGGTAAGGTGTTTTCCAATTTAATTTTACATGTTCCCTAGCTGCAATCGCACCAATAGAAGAACCAGCATCGCCTGGGTTGGGCATAATCCAATGATTAGAAAAATATTCTGGAATAAGTCTATTCGCCAAACAATTTAAAGCACACCCACCCATGAAAACCAAATTGGTTTCATCTGTTAATCTTGCAGCTGTAAACAATAACTTTCTGAACTCCCATTCGTAGATTTTTTGTGTAGCAGCTGCGACATCAAAATAATCCTCTTCCTTTAAATCTGGGTTCCACCACCTACACCCCCTATGTAAGTTTTCTTTTAGTAATCGTTTAATATCACGATGGAATCTATTTGGGTCACCATAAGCAGCCATACCCATAAGAATATACTCATCCTCATTTGCCTTCAATCCAATTCTATCTGTCATCGCGGAATAGAACAATCCTAATGAGTCTGGATATCTAGAAGTCCAAATACACTCCATATCCTGCCATATAGATGTGGTAGTCCATTCTCCAATAGCATCAATGACTAATATAGCAGAACTCTTAAATGGTGAAGTATAATACCCAGCAGCTGCATGTGATTTGTGGTGCGTAGTATAATAGGGTGCCTTAATTCCAAAGTGTTTTAAATATTTTTTAGGACTTAACCAAGGTCTTTGTTGTTTCGCGTATTTTTTCCTTGTCCATTTTAACCAAGGATTTTCATACCAATAAACATAATCTGGTTCACCATATTTCTTTGCTTCCATGATAATT